ACCAGGCTGGTCCTGCGAATATCTGTTGTACTGATACTCCATCACCTGCAAACTTGAAAACACTTACACCATCTGTGGCGCTAGTATGATCAGGTGAGCAACTCATTGAGATCCGTACGACTTTATTCATTCCTTCTGGGTTAGTTGTGCTTTGCGAACTCCCTAGCAATTGCGAAATACTGGCAAATGTGCCAGCAGTTAGCGAACTGCCTGCGAGAGTGTAGGTTCTAGTTTGTAGTCCTGCCATTTTACACCTTCATGTATATTTTTTGTCCACCTAGTTTGATGGATGGGAACCACTTGCGGATTACTCCACCAGCAGCTGCAACCACAATTGCTGTGGTTAATACTTGCCTTCCTCCTGTACTTGTTACCAGGTCTATGGAGTTCTTAGTTAATTCTGTAAACGCTCCACCGATGTCACTTTTTGCTAACATCTTTACAACTCCTGGACTAATTTTACCTGGTCCAGTATCCAAATAACTTGCAACGGATAGCCCTGCGGCTAAACCAGTTACACTTGGATGAGGCATTGCTTTTCGATATCGGGCCATATTTCTTTTCCTTGGATTGCCAGTGGATCTTCTAGTGTAGGCGCGGCGAGCCGTTGTACGACGTTGCCCTTTTCTGGTTGAACGCTTACGTTTACGTGAGGTTGTATAAGATGCCTTACTGATAAGCTTGCCATCCCTAAAATACATCGTTCTTCCATTTTTACCTTTCCTAGTGTAGAGTCCCACTGGCATTACCAATTAATGTTAAATCTGTTATATAACTGTTTGTGCTAGTCAAAATTATTAAATAGCTAAACACCGTAAGATTAAAGATAAGCTTGACCCCAAGTAAAGTAACGGATGCAATGCATCCCACAGACGAGCCCGACGCAATAGAGTCGTATTATGCGATTCTTGACTACACCATAGGTAACCTGGAATATCCTATGTGTGACCTAAAGAAGGATCAACCTGACTTATATGATCACTTCTGTACTGTGTTCCAGGCATTGAAGGAGGTGAAATAGTGGCCCACGAGTTTAGTTTTGGAAGTATTCCTGTTATGAGAGAAGTACCTCCTGGTCTATCTGCTAAGTTCAGATTCACGGGACCAGGCAAAGTTGTAGAGACTGAACAGTATGGAGAGAAACTTTCTTTTCCTATATCTCTTTCTTATCATCCCTCCTATGATTCCCTACCTCCTCTACCTGATAATGTAATTGATAGGGATAAGAAAGAAGCAGAGCTTGAAGGACAGACCATAGATTGCAATTGGCAAACCAAATGCCAGAGTGCTAAACAGTTAATGAAACAACTTACCGATACTAAAGATAAATGGAATAAGGAACTGAAACAGCACTATGAGAAATCAGAATGGCAACTTACCAGGTTCGATACAGGCGCATATTGGTTAGAGGTATTGTTTCCGTGAATCGTAGGTGTAATATCTGTCTACGCAATGTAGATCACTTGCGCACTGATAGGTTCAATGAGAACTTGACAATCTGTTACGATTGCCAAAAAGTTATTAAGAATCTTTAATGCCACGTCAACATCGGTGGTGTATGCGTTGTAAGGGTCTTATTCATGTAGGTAGGCCTAAAGGATCAGTATATTGTAAACACTGTGAAAAAGCTGTACAATGAAAATAAAACCTTTTAGACGCGTACTAGAAGAAAGGGATGAAAACATAGCATTACAGTCACTTTTGTTTTAAAGGACAGGAAGGTGTTAAGGATGAGGTGGGGTAGCAATGGGTATAAAAGGCGGGTTTGGGGCGCTAGAAGGCGCTGCAGGGGCGTTATTTGGCGTTTCAGGGGCTAATCAAACCCGAACTTGCCGTGTACCAGTTTCGTAACTTTCGTTTTTCCCTGGTTATCTGCAGCTTTTTGTATAACTGGGATCAACTTGGACGCTGCAGCCTGGATGTACCACGGTTGATCCTTTAATTCTTCAGTCATACTATGCAACAAAGACAATTGCGAACCCTCTTCTGTCTGGCCGAGTTTCTTGGCAGCATTCCCCATAGCACCATTCCAAAAATCTATCGCTGCTTTTCTCGCTTCAGGAATCATAAATTCTTCAAAGTCAACCAGGGCTTGCTCTCGGATTTGTTTAGTGATCACTCCAAGACTAGCCAACAAAGTCTCGTCTGATTCTTCAGATAACAACCAGGACTCAATCTTTTTTTGAGTTCTTAGTGGAATCCAGTAAGTATAGATCAGCAAGTAAAGCCCAAAGCTCAAAACCCAAACAAGTGCGAATAATTCGTCCGTCATGCAAGGGGACCGCCATTACCAAATAAACCTGTTTCTCTTAATCGTTTTTCCCACCATGATACTTCTGCTTTCTCTGTGATTGGTTCAAAAACTTCTTCAATTTCTGTTTTTGCTTCATCTACAGTATCTTGAATAAAATTCTTAAGGTCACTAGGAAGATCAGTAAGTGCCTGGGCAAGTTGATTTATCATATCTAAAGCCTCATCAGTTTTGTCATACATTGCAGCCAGGACAATTCCTTTAGGTAATCCAAGATCGATACCAGGCACAATTTCAGCTATTGCGATCAAGTTATTCATTGCACTGATCCTTTTGTCAATTTTAGATATTGCTAACCAGGTAACTCCCTGGATAAATGGAGTAAACGCCTGGATAGTTGCTGGTATAACAACCTCCCATGGAACTTCCTTAAAGTCAACTTTGACCATTAACCAACTTGCCTTATTCCTTCAAGGATAGCCACTGCCAGGAGCAAGAACCTAACCAGGAGTTGTTCCCAGTTATAATCCTCGTACATTACCGATAAACCCTACCGGCTAAAAGGGCGCACAGTTCACGGGTAACGCCTGTTGTACCCCATTTGAAAACTACTTTGGTATATGGTGGAATTACTAAATCAAAAGGCTGATCATTGACAACGTGTGGATCTTCATCATATGTACCAACGAAAATACTTCCATCATTAAAACTAATATCAATAAAGGTACCATTTGCGCCCTGGTAATTAGTAACCCAAGTTACTGAACCCACAAAAATATAATTGCCAGTGGTAAAATCAAATACAGTAGTATCAGCTGCGGCGCTTCCCGGATCAGTTACTTGCCCTGAATAAGCATAACCAAATTTGTGTAATCCTGTTTCATCCCCTACTACTTCTATGGCCGTAGAAGGGCCTGTGAAACTTCCGCCTACTGGATTACCTGCACCGCCAATTATAGCCATGAGGTTCCTAAGCTGCGTAAGTTATTGATACTGCTACGTCTACTGTTTCCGCTGTTGTGCAACTTACCGAGAAATCAATCTGGTTACCAGCTATGATATCAAAGATACCTGCAGAATTCTCAACAACAACGGGCATTCCATTGTTTCCGTCAAGTGGTCCTGCTGCTGCGTTAGACCAGGCTGGTCCTGCGAATATCTGTTGTACTGATACTCCATCACCTGCAAACTTGAAAACACTTACACCATCTGTGGCGCTAGTATGATCAGGTGAGCAACTCATTGAGATCC